CCATACTTAGCCATAATACTGGCCCTGTCGATATTCACCTGAACATTGCGAAGAACAGAGGGATACCAGGTATCCCCTCCATCTCCCTCTTTTCGATTGAAAAGCGTTATGGTGTCAGTGTACAAGGTATCCCTCCTTTTAAAGCGGATAGCGACCCATGTATAGCAGATTTACACCGTTTGCATCTGCCACACCGGACAGGTATCCCTGAATGGTATCGAAGATCAGCTTACCCCGCACCGTCGCATCTGCAACAGCGGAATCGATGGCGGTCTTTGCCGCAGCTGTGGAATACGAAACAGATTCATTGCCTGCTGACACAGAGGATATCACTTTTCCCTGCAGTCCATTGGCTGTCTGCGTATATCCACGCCCCATAGCAGCGGCACTTTCTGCTTCCTGGATCTGATGCAGTATATTTACCACCTTTGCCGCGCAGCGCTTTACAGCCGCCACAGAATCTTCATCCGTAGGAAATGCCACTTTCAGCTTTTTTACGCCATCAGCGCCTGCCGTCGCCCTGTCAAGGTAACGGCAGGCATCAAATGCAATGCGGTTAAAGACCTTTTCCTCTATGGGGTCATAGAGGGCGGTGTATTCAGGAAATGTAATGTACATGGATTACACCGCCTTTACGAGATTAACCCAGGCTCAGAACGCGGCCGATGGGAATAGCCTTCAGGGGGAAGTACTTCTCAGCTCCTGTCTTTTCACAGGCAGCAATTGCCCAGTTGGCGCCGGCTTTCAGCTGATCGCGGGTGGGAGAGATGATGGAAGAGCTGTTCTTCCAACTGATGCCTACCGGGGAGAAGATCTTGCGCTGGCGGGAATACATGGTAGTCTCGCCGCCATTCTTCGCAGGATCACGGTCCATCTCATAGGGAACCTTTGCGCCAACATTGGTGTACTCAATGGCACCCTCACCGAAGATGTAAGTAGTATAAGTGGTCTTGCCGTCAGCAGTGACAGCGGGGCAGCGATCATCCACCAGAACAATGCGGCCATTCAGGGTGCCGGCGGAAATGGTGCGCTGGATGCCTTCCTTGTCGGTGTACTTCAGGTAATCAGTCAGCTTCAGGTTCTCCACATTGGTCGCAACCTGGGAGTGCATGATAGCCAAAGCGAACTTGGCCTTGTTGTCGCCGAGTGCCTTCTGCATGGCGTTGTTCAGGGTGGTCGCATCGAACACGCTGTTGGTTGCTGCAGTTACGTCGTAAGTGTGGCCAGAAGCGAAGTTTGCACCCTCACCGGTGGACATAGCAAAGATGCCCTCCAAGGTGGCCAGCAGATCCGCCATATCCACATCATCCCAGTACTCAGCCACTTCCTGCGCGGCTGGCATGAAATCCTCACCGGTGATGTCGGAAGCGAAATCCTTTTCGGTCCAGCCATGGGCGCGGCCAATCACGATTCTGCCATGGGCATAGGTCGCGCGGGAATCGGACTTGATGTTGGTACCGCCGTCGTAGTTGTCAGCTTCGCCAGTAATCCGTGCCTTGATGGGGACAATGATAAAGTTACCACCCGTCTGATCGGGCAGCATGGAAGCGTACTGCTGCTTCTGCACAATCGCCTTGCTCTTGAGAAGCTCGTTACGATTCAGATTGGGAACGGTGTCAACGTACGCGCCAAACACTTCGCCGTTGAAATTCTTTTCCTCAAACAGGGACATTAGTTGTTACCTCCATTATTCATAAATTGTTTGATGTCCAGGGCGGGATTTTCGTTCTTCATCTTCATAATCTCGCCCATGGTGTACTTCTTGCCAGGGGTAGGGGTGCCGCCGTTGGGGGCGGTGAATTTTGCTCTTTGACCCTCCAACTGCTGCTGATGTTCATCTACGAAAGCCGAAGCGTCAGACTTCTTGATCTGATCGATCAAGTCAGTAAGGCCCAGGATCTTGCCGTCCTTCAGTTTTAGGCCGGCTCCCCGGATTTCTGCTTCTACGGCCTTCCGGGCGGCGGCAGAGGTGAATTGAATGCTTTCCAGTTCTGCCTTCAGCGCATCGTTAAAGTCCCGTTCAGCAATTTGCTTCTGAGCCTCTTCCTGCGCTTCTTTGACCTTCTTGTTAGCTTCTTCCAACTGCTTACTCACCTGTGCAGGGTCAATGCCCTCAAAGCCCTTCAGGGCCTCTTCGGCGGTCTCGGCTCTCTTCGTTGCGGCATTGGTTTTTTCGACCTGTTTGTTGTAGTCAGAAACGGTCTTGTACTCACCGTTTACCGCCTTCAGAAAGTCGGCGTGCTTATCTGTAGGAATTTCAATGCCGAAATCCTTACAGATGTCAATGATGTTTTTCACTTTCAAATCCTCCTTAACGTGGCTTCTTGACCGCTCGTCAGCGGTAACGGATTTAGCCGGATAAACCACCGGCGGGGTAGATGGTATGAAAAAAGCAACCATTTCCAAAACAGAAACAGTTGCTTCAATCAACAGATATTAACTTGCCGGCAACTTGCCGACCTTGGCTAGGTTTTGAATAACATAACTAAAATTTGCTTTAATTAAGCCAAGATTTGAATTATTTAATTCAAATTCTTCACTTATTTTTTTACTTATTTCTTTACTTATTCATTTGCCGGTCATTTGCTGAGCATAGGAAAAGCACCGTGCAATCACTGCATGGTGCTTTTAATTGATGATTATTTGGTTTCCGCACTTCTCACAATAAAAAGTGTTTGTTTTGTCCGGCTCTCCCTTCGGAATCATATAACCGTCCTTGCATTTTTTACACATAACCTTCTTGCCACTCTGCAGCAATTTCAGTCTTTCGTGTGGCATTAGTTCTAAAGTATTCGGCATATGATCACTCCCAATCTAAGTAAGGATACAACTCATCTATTTCTTTTAGTATATCCTGAATTACACTCTCTGTCAACTCTATTCCTTGGTGTCGCTTCTCATTCTTAAAACATTCTAACTCTTGATTTTTGCTATTTGGCCTGTTTATTCTTGCATGAGTTGCTTCGTGAATGACCGTTAACGCAGTGTCAAGAACAGTTTTGGTGTTATCAGCGTATACATGAATAATGCCATCCTCAAATAAACCCAACCTTCCCTTAGGGACATCTACGCCATACCAAATATTTACGTCAATTCCGTTTTCTTGCATAAAGCCGTATAATTCGCTACCAATGTCAGATTTTTTCATTTCATTGATAATATTTTTCGGCTTAATTATATCCATACCTTTAGGGCGGTTGTCCATTGTGTAAAAACCATTTTGATTGCTCTTTTTTCTATATTTGCGAGAAGTCTGGTATTCGGTCCATTTTTTTGCAGCCGCCCGCGCCTTTGCCGCTTGGGATCTGTCCCACTTAGCGATGGTGATACGCTCATGCAGCTTCTTTAGGTTGTTTTCCTCGCAAAATTCGTTGTAGGCTCGGTTTCTTTTCTGCAGTAACGCAGCCTGCTTTTGATATTCCGCTTCCGCCTTTGCCTTTCCATCGGCCGTAGTGGCGCTGTCAACGCCTTGTTTTAGGCCCATACACTTTCTTTTGCTTTCGCGGATTCGCCGCTCCATGGTCCTCTGGCGCTGTTGCAGTTCAAATTCCTTGCGGTTTTCCTCACTATCATACTGCGCGAAGGGATTGTTTTTGCCATCCCCGGGTCCATGAGAATGTCGGCAGTTGGCACCGTGGATACCCTGTACATGACCCATTCCACAAACAGAGAACGGTGGGAAGCGTGGATCTTTTCCACTTTTGGAGTAAAACTTGCCCTGCCACCAATAGTGGTTTGTAAAATCATCTTTATCCGTCACACGAGCGCCAAGATGAGAGGAAACCAGAATAATGTCCCAGTCCATTTCGTCCATTCTCGCGTCTGTGATCTGACCTGTGGACTGGGAAACACCAGTACGTATACAACGGAGGGTTGCTGTCTCTATCGTATCTGTGTGTCCGGAAGGATATGTGACAACAATGCCATCGTTCACAATGTCGTTGATAGCATCCACATAAGCTTGACCATAACCAACAGCACCGGAGGTAACTTGTGTGTACGCCTTATCGCAGGCCTGTATAAAGGCCTGTTGGCAAACATCAGCAGTTGTCCGTGTGAAGTTGACCCATTCTCCGACTGTCGCTTCAAAGGCTCGCTGCATCAGTCGAATTAAATACGGGGACTGCTCAAGCGGTGTAGGTGAGAGGCCTGCCGCCTGGTATATGCTGTCATCGTATTCCAGTGCTTTGACACCTGCATCTTCCATTGCCTCAGCAATTTCTGCCTGCATCAAGCCAGTTTGCTTTGCAATTTCCTTTTCGATTTCTTCGCGTAGAAATCCAGCCTCTTGCAGCACTTCTATTTGCCACTTATCCTGTGCAGTGAGTATGTAATTGTCTCCCCGGTCTAACCGGCGGGCAATTCGCTCAACGATTTTTTTGATTATATCGTTGTGGAGGGTTTCTGCAATCGATTCGCCACCCTCACTTACATGCAGCAAGTATTCCGGGTCAAGCATTTGCAACCCTCCTCAGTTATTCCTCTTGGCCAAACAAAGACGGTTGTTTCGGGGTGGCCTCTTTCACCATAGCTTTTGCTTCTTCTTCGGTCATTCCCTCAAACTTTACAAAGAACATCCATGCAGGGACCTTACCAGAGGACACATAGCCCCACCATCGCGCTCGATCTTCGTCCCGATTATAGGTAATGTCTCCGAAATCGTATGCAACCTCGTAATCTCCAACTGGCGCCAGGTCGTACAGATCAGCAAACACATTCAGGGCATAGATCAGACCGTTCAAGCAATTTTCCAACTTATC